CTGACCGACAAGTTCGGTCCCATCGAGCAGTTCCTCGCGGCCGATGAGCTTGCCGGCATGGGTGAGAAGCTACTCGGCATGGAGGACCGCGAGGCCCTCATGGATGATGTCGTGTCCAAGCTGTTTGTCGAGGACGAGGAGGAATAGCCATGCCCGAGAAGATGCTCATCGACGCCGGCAAGTCGAGCCGCGGCTGGAGCCGCATCGGCAACTTCGCGAAGTGCCCTCAGCTCTTCGCCTACCTCTGCCGTAGCGAGGGCCTCGCTGACGACAACGGCGTGTCTCCCGACGTCGCTCCGCCTGCCGAGGCGCTGGCGAAGGGCAGCATCGGGCACACCCTCCAGGCGCATCTGCACGCCATCTGGGGCGCAGCGCAGCCCCAGGGCGTCATCGCCGACGAGACGCTCTACACGGACCCTAGCGTGTTCATGGAGCCCGAGGACGCTGCGCAGGCGTGGTGCGACAAGTACGGCCACCAAGAGCTGCTGTCGCCGATGATCAAGGTGTTCCACGCCTACCTGGCGAAGTTCCCTGAGCCTCCAGGCGACGTCATCGCCGTGGAGGCGCCCGTGACTGCCGTGCTCGGCGAGCTTCGCGGGGAGTGGGGACTATGGGTGGGTGAAGAGAGGGACGGCGAGTGGCGGAGCCTTGACGGTGCCTACATCGAGGTGACGCCGCTTCATATGCCCGACCACCGAGAACATGGGCGTCCCATCACGCTCACTCGCCGCATTGACCTCGTAACACGCGACAAGTCCGGTCGCTACTACATCTGGGACCATAAGCACCAGGCCAGCGTGAACGCCAAGAGCAGCGCGACGGCCTACGCCATCGACGGTGGGTTCGCCGCGTTCCGCATCATGGGCAAGCAGCTCTACGGTGAAGCCTTCGGCGGTCTCACGCTGAACCTCATCAGCTCGACGCAGCCCGGTGTGGTGGCGCGCGAGCAGGTCCCCTCGACGCCGCACCGGGATGCGCACTTCGCGAAGTGGCTCTGGTGGGCCGAGCACCAGATCGCCCAGCTCGACATGACCCTCTCGCCCTGGGAGTGGCCCAAGGCGCAGAATGAACTCTCGTGCTATGGGCGCTACGGCCCGTGCGCGGGCCTCTCCCTTTGCTCGCTCGGTCCTCGCGGCTGAGCGTGTGCGCCTCGTTGACCATGGCCCTACAACGAGGCGGACCACCATGGGCCGGAGACCACCAGAATGACCACCAGTCCCCCGTCGGTGATGATCACCCTGTACGGGAAACCGAAACGCAAGAAGACCTCGGACGCCATCGCGGCGTTCCCCACCGCGCTCTGCATCGGCGTGCCTAGCGCGATTGCGCTCGTCGCTGAGAACGAGCTCGGCTTCACCCCGGCCATCCACCCCGAGCCGCCGCAGACCCTGCCCGAGCTCGTGGGCCTGCTCGACTACCTCGCGAAGCATGGCATCGCCCACCAGTACGGCGCGGTCATCGTCGATGACGCCAGCCACATCTGCGACCGCAGCTTGGCGGTCTGGCACGAGGAGGCGCCCCTCGGCAAGAGCGGGAAGAAGGACAAGTTCTACGCCTACCAGCAGCTCAACAAGTACCTGTTGGCGATGTCTGGCCTCGCCCGTCACATGGGTGTGCACCTCGTCTTCACCTTCCACGAGCGCGCCCCGGGCACGGACAGCGACGGCTTCTTCCAGCCGGGCGGCCCGAGCCTCGGCTCGAGGAAGCAGACCGAAGTGCTGCCGTCTTGGTGCGACATCAACGTGCGCGCCATGGTCGACCCGACCTACCCCGACCCGTGGTTCCCCGGCACCTACTTCTGCGACCCGACGCAGCCTGAGTGGGTGACCGGCGACCGCACCGGCGTGTGCTGGGCGAAGACCCCCGGCAACCTCCGCGAGATCCTCCGTGCCTCTGCGGGCGGCTACCGCCTGACCCGGGTGCCGGGCCTCGAGTGGCAGGACGACGTGGCCGAAGAGCTCGCGCAGATGATCCTCGCGACCGGCGATATTCACGGTTCTATCAAGGCTTTGTCCGAGACGAACCCGCGCTTCAAGGATGGAACTTCGCAGATTCATCTTCGCTGGGCTTGCCAAGATGGTATCGCCCGGGCTACCTTCATCAAGCGCAAGGCGAGGAACATCTTCGACCTCGCGCCCAAGGACGAGCAGCCAAAGAAGGGTGGTGGCGTGCCACTGCCTCCCCCTTCTGCGTCCTAGTTCTTGGCTTCATCCACCCACAAGACCACCAGAGGTACAGTCATGTCGTTCAACATCTCCGGCGCCAGCTTCAAGGGCGTCTCCACCCTCGGCAGCTCCCAGCCCGAGGCCGGCTACTACGAGGTCACTGGCCTCCAGATCGAGCAGAAGGCCGGCGACAAGGCCGACGCTCGCCGCTTCCACGTCGAGTTCGGCAACGGCTTCAAGATGTTCGAGTTCCTCCACCTCCCCGTCGAGGGCCTGGAGAAGAAGAGCTTCAATGGCCGCCTCGCTGCTATGAAGACCATCCTCTCCTCCTTCGGCTTCTCCAACGAGGAGATCGAGGGCAACGACATCAGCGACGAGTGGTTCGTGTCCGCGACCAACGGCGGCCGCAAGGCGTTCGTCGAGTTCGTGCCCGGCCAGCAGGGCGTCGCTGGTTCCTACGCCCGCATCAACAAGTTCCTGACCAAGGAGCAGTTCGAGAAGGCGGTGGCCTCCGGCGTGAAGCCCGCGTCCCGTGAGAACGGCGGCGCTCCTCAGTCCCGTCCCTCCGTTCCTGGCGCCGTGCCCGCGGCTCCCTCCGCTGCGGCGGGCGCCTCCGTGCAGAGCGTCGCTCCGGCTCCGGCCGGCGGCCTCCGCATCCCGCCTCCCCCGGTGGTCGGCGTCGCTCGCTGATCTCCTAGAGCGCAAGCTCGGCCCCGCCCTCGTGGCGGGGCGTTCTTGTTTGTGATAGCATCGTCGTGACCGGAGTCCGTAATGGCGCTGCTTCCCGCACTGCTGAATCTGTGGGCGGACCTGCGCGCAGCGCACCACCTCTACTGGACGCTGCACTGGCAGGCCCGCGGCCCGTCGTTCTACGGCGACCATAACCTGTTCGCCGGTCTCTACCAGGAGAAGGCTGGGCAGATCGACGCGCTGGCAGAGATCATCGCGGCTCACTTCGGCAGCGACAAGCTCGACCCCGTGAAGGCGTGGGCCGCCGCGATGCCGAAGATCGAGGAGCTCGTCCAGACGCAGAACCCCGTCGCCATCGCCGAGTACGTCATCAAGTGCGCCGAGGCGGTGAACGAGATGGTGCTCACGGATGACTCCTGCCCCTACCCGGCGGGCCTGTCGAACTTCGTGAGCGACCTGTCCACGAAGGGCATCCGGGATCTCTACATGCTCAAGCAGCGGTACAAGTAGCCGCTTGCCTTGACGCTGCGGTAAGGTTACCGAGGAGGCATGAACACCGACGTCATGTTCTCCTCGGCCACCGACCAGTGGGCCACTCCGCAAGCGTTCTTCGATGAGTGGCACGCCATGTTCAACTTCACGTTGGACGTGTGCGCCGACGCGGAGAACGCCAAGTGCCAGCGCTTCTTCGACCGTGAGACCAACGGTCTCGCGCAAGACTGGAGCCTCGACGTCTGCTGGATGAACCCGCCCTACGGTCGTGAGATCGGGCTCTGGGTGCAGAAGGCGTACCGGGAGAGCCTCAAGGGAGCGACGGTCGTGTGCCTGCTGCCGGCCCGCACGGACACGGCATGGTGGCATGACTACGTCATCCCACATGCGAAGGTGACGTTCGTGCGCGGTCGGCTCAAGTTCGGGGACGCCACGAGCGGGGCACCGTTCCCGTCTGCCGTCGCCGTCTTCTACCCGCCGAGGGTCGTGCGATGAGCTACGACCCCCGCGCCTGCGGCGCCCGTTGCGACGAGTGCCCGCTCGGGCCGAACGGCAAGTTCAGCGCCGGGCCGTGGCAGCCCGTCGCCCCGGAGATCCACGAGGGCGCCAAGGTGATCGCCGTCGCCGAGCTCCCCGGGATCGAGGACGCCAACTACGGGCGTCCACTCTCCGGGCGCAGCGGTCAGGAGTGGAACTTGGCGTTGCTCGCCGTGGGCCGGAAGCGCACCGACGTGGACCTCACGCACGTCGTCGCCTGCTCGGCAGGCTCGGACAAGAACGCCTGGGAGAAGCTGACCAAGGCCCTCGACAAGGAGAACCGTCGGCGTCTCGCACAAGCGCAACCCCTCATTCCCGATCCTATCTCGTGCTGCCGACCGAGGCTCCTGTCGGAGACGAACGGTTACGAGAACATCATCACGCTGGGCCGGGCGCCGGCGAACGCGCTGACGGCGAAGACGCAGTCGGTGTTCGCACTGCGCGGCGGTCCTGTGTGGGTGGACGAGAACTACCAAGGCCTCATGCAGACGCCGCTGGCGGGCGAGAAGCGGCCCGAGGGGGCAGCCCGCAAGGTGTTCCCCACCTTCCATCCCGGCTTCGTGCAGAAGAGCCCAGGGTGGCGGGCCACGTTCACCTCGGACCTCGCCAAGGCGCTGCGCTGGTTCAACGGCCAGCTTCGCTGGACCGAGCCGACACGCTCGTTCAACCCGACGCCCGAGGAGCTCGAGGCGTTCCTCGCCCAGCCCTCGCCGTTCTGGGCCTACGACCTCGAAACCGATGGCATCGAGGCGTTGACGTGTCAGGTGCGCTCCATCGCCATCGCGCACCCGGACCTCAACGAGCAGGGCCGCGCGCTTCGCGACGGCCAAGAAGAGTGGCTGCGCTGCGGGGTGATGGGGCTCAACATCTTGGGCGGGGACGGGGTGACCCGGTACTACTCCGCCGAGGACGAGGCACGCATCCACGACATCCTGCGCGCCTTCTTCCTCGACCCGAGCAAGATGAAGGTGGGCCACAACGCCGGCAGCTACGACCGCCAGGTGGTCGAGCAGTGGCTCGGCGTCACGCCGAAGCCCATCATCGACACCCTCTTCGCGGCGCGCTTCCGGGCGCCGGAGCTCCCCAAGGGCCTGAAGGTGGTGGGCTCCGTGCTCACCGACGTGGACCGCTGGGAGACCACGGAGAAGGGCGAGAGCCTCGCCCATGGGAAGGTCGACGACTGGGACCGACTCGCCTACAACTGCACCGACAGCGCGGTGAACGCGCGCATCGTCGTGCCCCTCCTCGACGCTGCGGAAGAGGCTGGTGCGTTCCGCGACCTGCCCGAGGTGATGCGCCCTCTTGGCTGGGAGGCGCGGCGCTGGGACCTACACGAGGTCGACCACGCCACGCAGGACATGTGCGTGAACCTCCACAAGATTGGCGTGTACATCGACCAAGAGACGCGCTGGAAGATGGAGGTGGAGACCCGCGCTAGTGTGCAGAAGCGTGAGAAGAACCTCACAGCGCTGGCCCGGGCCGTCGGCGTGGCGAGCCTCGACCTGAAGAGCGCGGGCGCCAACGACGAGCACGACGGCGACACCCATGGCGTGAAGCCCGGAAGCGCCGACCAGATCCGCGACCTGCTCTACGAGACGTGGAAGCTCGGCATCCCGCCCGGGATGGAGGCCCGCGACTTCTACACCGAGTCTGGGATGCCCGGCACCGGCGACAAGGTGCTCCGCGGCCACCTCGCTGGCGGGCGGCTCACCAAGGAGCAGGAGGCGTTCATCCGCGAGCTCCGCCTGTACCGGCGCGAGAAGAACAAAATCCTCGGCACCGTGCTGCTTCCACTCAACTTGACCGCGCACGATCCGAAGAAGGGTATCATCTGGCACCACGACGGCCGCGTGCGCTCCACCTGGAACGCGCACGTCACGGCCCCGGGGCGCTTGTCTTCGAGCGGGCCCAACCTTCAGAACATCGGTTCGAGGAAGGGACAGGGCAAGCTCAAGACGCTGTTCGCCGCGCAGCCCGGTCACCTCCTCGTCGGGGCGGACCTCGACCAGGCGCACCTCCGCATCATCGCCAACTACTGGAAGATCCCCACGCTCATCGAGGGCTTCCTCGAGGGCAAGGACCCGCACAACTCCTTGGCCTTGGCGCTCTTCGGCGACAAGTTCAAGAACGCGGATGGGTGGGGGCCGGATGGGTTCAGCCTCTCGCGCAAGCCGGGCAGCGGCATGGCGAAGGCGATGCGCGACATCTCGAAGACGTTCCGGTACGCAGCCGCCTACGCCGCCGACCCGACGACGATCTGGCAGGTGCTGACCTCGACGGAGTCGGACAGTGGCGAGATGCCGTACCTGCACATGACGACGCGCGAGGTCCGCCACTTCCACGAGACTTGGCTCAAGACGGAGCCGGAGTGGCTCGGTGCGTGGGATGCGATGCAGTCCATCTACAAGCACCAAGGCTACATGGAGGAGCCGGTCTTTGGTCGGCGCTCTGGCCTGCTCTCCGACGGCAAGAAGCAGGAGGTCGTGAACTTCCCCATCCTCGCCGCCGAGGCGAGTTGCATCCGCGTTGCCGAGCAGCACATCCTCCACGCCTTCCCGTGGGACCTCGACCAGAAGCTGGGCCTCATCCACCAGTGCCACGACTCCGTGGCGATTGAGATCAAGGCGCCGCCGGGGCTCGAGAACTGGAAGCCGGTGAAGGGCGAGGCCCTGCCGCCGGAGCTCGAGCGTCAGCGCCGGCTGCTTGAGGAGTGCATGACGGTGCGCGTCCCAGGCTGGGACATCCCGATGACCTCAGAGGCATCTGTCGGCAGAAACCTCAAAGAGGCTTGACACCCCGGTATGTAGAGTTAGACTGTCTCTGTTCAACGGAGACAGCATGATCGAACTCCTGATGTGGCTGCTCGACCGGCTCGCTGACATCGCGCGGGCCGCCGGGAGGTGGCCGTGACCCGCTGCTTCGCGCCCGGTGACCGCGTGCGCCATCCTCGCGGAGACGGCACGGTCATCGCCGTGCTCGACCACGATTGGCTCGGCTCCACCTACCAAGAGCTCGATGTTCGGTTGGACAGCGGGAAGTGCGTCCGCACAGAAGAAGCCCGCGTCTGCGCCATCGTCGTGGTCGAGGAGGAAGAATGATCGACTTGGACGAGCTCGAGGCGCGCATCGCCGAGGGCGAGCGCAAGAACTTCTTCGTCGCTCCGCTCGTGAAGCAGCTCATCGCAGAGCTGCGAGAGCTCCGAGCAAAGGTCGCCCGCTTTGAGCAGAGCTCCGAGCAAAAGGAGAACCCATGAGCATCTTCCTCGCACACAGCAAGCAGACCCCTGATGAAGTCATCGACGACTGGGCCGAGCGTGCGTCCATCTACTGGCGCGCCACCGTGGTGCCGGGCCGCGACGACTACATGCGTCGCAGCCGCGCCATGGGCGGCTGGAACACTTGGGTCAAGGACGTACCCATCGCCGAGGGCTGGGGCGGTGAACCGCTATTCAGCGCCCTCGTCGTGCCCCTCGCAGACCTTGAGCGCCCGTCCGTGGGGCGCGCCACCCACACCCTCATCGAGGGCTTCATTGCTGCGGGCAAGCCCGTGTGGGCCTTCTGCCCCGAGACCAGCGACGCGCGTGCCGTAGAGCGCGTCATGGACACCGAGCTCGATAGCTGGACCGATGCCGGCTGGCTCATCTACCAAGACTGAACAAGGAGACCACCATGCTCAACCAGCGAACCCGCCGTTCCGTCACCAGCCCAGCCGAAGCCCGCGTCTTTATGGCGGCGTGGCGGGCATCTGGCCTCACCCTGCCCCAGTGGTGCCGCAAGCACGGCGTCGATGGGCGCTCGCTCCGTGGCTGGGTCCAGCGCAGCATGACCCGAGAGGAGGCGGCTGCCCGTCTTGAGAAGACCGCGAACGAAGCACTCGCGGCCCCGGCCTGCCCAGGCAGTAACACGGCAGTCGACCACCCGCCGCACTACAACGTCGGAAAGATTGAAGTGATCGATTTCATCGAGGACCAACGTCTTGGCTTCAACCTCGGCAACGTGGTGAAGTACGTCGCGCGGGCCGAGCACAAGGGCAAGGAGCTCGAGGACCTCGAGAAGGCGCTCTGGTACATCCAGCGTGAGCTGGCTCGGAGGAAGGCATGAGGGACAAGAACGGCAAGAACGTGGACGTCGGCCACCGCGTGTGGTTCGTCGGCCGC